TCTTACCTGAGCAATACAACAAGCCATAGGGTTATAGTTGAAGTCCATTCCAATATGTAAAACCATTTCTTTTTGTTCATATGTGTCAATGATGTGTTTGTTTCTATCAAAGTTATAATAAATAACTCCAGCATAATTAACAAATGTAGCTAAATATTCTTGCTGAAAAGTTCTTTCATCTAAGTCATTCTTTGCTTGATCTATTTCTTCTTGAGTAACTTGACCGCCCTCAACTGTGGTAAACTTAAAACTTTCCCACTCAGGGTCTTGTTTAGAATATAATTCATAGGTCCAATTTCCATAACCTTTAGGCGTTCCAAGAAACAAAGCTGAACCCATAGTATATTTATCTGAAAGTGTTGGTCTTATAACTTCATACCATGCTTCAGGTTTAATATCCTGACATTCATCAAAAATTACAAATGAAAGTCCTGACCCACGAAGTGATTGCTCATTTTCAGCACCTTTTAAACTTATTGTTGTCCCATTCCTTAAATACAAAGTTAATTGTGTTTCATTTACCTTAGCTACCCATCTATGCTCTAGCATCTTTTCTTTTAATGGCTTCCACATTATCTCTCTACTCTGTCTGTAGCTTGGACTTATGTAGAATATTTTTTTGTTTGGTTGCGTTCCAAACTTTGCAAGTTCTGTCAAACCGATAAAACTTTTTCCAAATCTTCTTCCTGAAAGGCAACATCTAAACCGCTTATTAGATAATACTACTTGTTTTTGTGGTTCACTTAGAGGCACTAATCAATAGACCATGTTAAAGGCTGACTATCTTCTCCAAGAGGTATATCAGATTGACCTAATAATTGTTTACCCAACCATATAAGCATAACTGCATTACCTTTTTCTGCACTCTTCCATTGTAACTGTCTAAGCCTTAATTTCATCTCAGCTTTCCCTTTTGTTATATATTCGGAATAACTATGTCTAATAAGGCTTTCATCACAACCAAAAAAGTCTGCTATCTCAACATTAGTACAGCCATAATTAGCTAATTTTCTAATTTGTTCTGGGTCTATGTCGTATTTTTTAGGTCTAGCCATTTATTAACTCTGCTTTCTTTCCTGTATAATCTTCCCATCTTTTTATTATTACATCTACATATTTAGGTGATAATTCTAAACCAAAACATTTTCTATTTGTTTTTTCACAAGCAATTAATGTTGTTCCACTTCCTAAAAAAGAATCTAAAACTATATTATTTTTTTTACTACTATTTAATATTGCTTTTTCTACTAATTTGACAGGTTTAGGTGTTTTATGTTCTTTTGATCTATCTACTGCAACTTCCCAAACATCACTTTGAGAATTATCTCCATAAAAAATAGTATTATCTTTTTTAGTTGCATAAATTATAAACTCATGTTGAAATCTGTATCTTTTACCAAGTCCCCAAATATTTTTTTTCCAAACAATACAATGTTTTAAAATATAATTAATTTTTTTTATTATAAAAGTTAACATAGGATAAATTCTATAATCACAACAAATATAAATACTTTCAGCATTATAATTATTAAAACTTTTAAATAAAAAATTATTATAATCTTCCCATTCCATGTTGTCGTTTTCAAACCAATCGTTTGGATTTAACCTTGTTTCAGATTTTGCTTCATTTTTTTTCCAACTTTTTAAAGCATTATATGGAGGATCAGTAAAAACCATTTCAACTTTTTGATTATTTAACAATTTTTTTAAATTTTTAGGTTCTGTGCTATCACCACACATTAATCTATGTTCTCCAAGTTGATATATATCTCCTAATTTAGCATTTGGTTCTTTAGGTAAATCTGGAACATCATCATCATCTGTTAAACCTTTTTCATCTCCAACAATAAGTCTTTCAAGTTCTTTATCGTCAAACCCTAAGTTTTCCATTTCAAAATTGTTATCTAACAAATCAGTAAATTCTATATTTAATAAACCCATATCCCACTCGGAGTCCTCATTAAGTCTATTATCAGCTATTCTATATGCTTTTGCTTTGAGAGGCGGTAGATCAGCTATAACTACTGGTACAGTTTTTAATCCTAAAAGTTTTGCGGCTTGATGTCTTGTATGACCAACAATAATAATCATTTCTTTATCAACAACTATAGGCTGTTGAAAACCAAACTCTTTTATTGAACTAGCTACCTTGTCTGCGTTTAAATTTTTTCTTGGATTGTTTATGTAAGGTAGTATTTTATTTGTTTCTAAATACTTTATTTCCATCAATGAACTGTAATACCCTCTCTTAAAATATCTTCTAATCCTACATCATGGAACTGATATAAATATTGATGTGCTTGTTCTTCACTATCAAATCCTGATACTTGTATAATAGCTGAATATTTACCATGTAAGTCAGGCATTGTCATAAATAATTTTTTCAGTTCTTCGTCCATCATATTATTTTACACTAATACTCATTTTATCCATAGCTTCTTTTGATACTTTTCCCTGTCTATATGCCTCTACAATATCTTGATCTGTATCATTTAAGGTTCTAAATCCTTTTTGCCAAGAACTTAAATTAGTAAAAGGGTCTCTAGTCATAATACCAAACTCATTTTTTATCTCTTGTTTTTGCGGCTCGTTCTCCCAACCTTTATTATTTAACCAAGTTCTAAAGTGTTGAATAAACTTTTTATCATCTATGGAACTACAATAATTATTCCATTTATCTACCAAGACATTAGGTTCAGGCATATCTTTAAGTTTATCAAAAACTTTAAATGCTTGTTGTTTTATACCTGTTTTATGGTTTAGCTTTGACCATATATTATTAAATATATCTTCATTATGATTATATTTATGATTATGATTATGACTACTATCCATTTGGTTATCCATTTGGATATCCTTACCCCATCTTTTATTTGATGCTCTTCTAAGTTTTTCTGTTCTCTCTTGCACCCAGCCTAACTCTTCTCTTTGTGCCTTAGAGTAATAACCTTTATCATCAGTTCTAAAATATGTTGCTAAAATATAATTAATCATCTTTTCATCAGCATTTTGAACAATTCTTTTGAGTCTATCCATATCATTAGGTAAAGTTGCTTCATTCTTCCAAGCATAACAAAGTAATCTAAAATATAAACCTAATTCTTCATTTGTTAGGTTTACTGTATCTGCTATAAAATTATCAGGACTTATTCCCATCTTCCATATCTTTTGTGCCATTTTTTTCTCCAATCTTTAAATTATAACACCTAATACAACACTTATCTATAAGCCAATCAATTTTAAAATCTCTATATTCTCTTCTAGTTATGTTGTTATTAGAAACACTATTCATAACACCCATCATATTAACTTTTATGTAATCTCTTCCACAAAAACAACATGGGTAGGTTTCATATTCCCCAAACTTCTTGCCTATTCTTTTTTGCATCTTTATCCTTATTCCAAATCCAATCATCAAGTTTAGGTGCAAATAAAACTTTCAAATCATCAATATCATTTGCTAATTTAAGCATATGCTCAAGACTTTTTAGTTGTAACTCTGCCTCTCCTATAAAATCATATTCATTTTGAAAAGGAATAAAATCACAAACTTTTTGATTTTTCTTTTTAGGAACTTTTCCTGTTGTAAGTAAAAAACTACAATGAATATTTTTATTACTTTTTTCTTGAAAAGCCTTTTTATATATAGCCATTTGTAACTTATCATCATAAGTAAGCATGAACTTATCTTTTGTTTTTAAATCAATTACAAAGATTGTATCTTCATTCTCAAAAACATAATCAACAAAACCTGTAAATGGAACTCCATTTATAAATGTATTTACTGTTAATTGATTTCCTACAAAATCTTTATCTGTAAAATCATAACCCTCAACAAATAAATGCCAAACTTGAGTAACCATTGGTTCAATCATTTCATATTGCTTTTTATCTTCTTCAGCATCATCTAAAAAATTTGTAGCTGATTTATAATAAGTTTTTGCACTTGCTACACAATCTTCTAAACTACATCTTTTAAGTAAAAATTGATCTACACCAAATTCAACTGCACTACCTCTTTCCATAGCATGACTAAAACCTCTCGGATAACCTAATACATAGTCAAGAAAGAACTTAGCTTTATTATTTTTTAAAGATTTAAGCCTACTAGCTGAAAATGGTAGTAAACTATTATCATCAACTTTAAATTTATTATAAAGTTCTGCCTTTTTGCTTTCCTCATAATTTTCATAATCTTTTATTTCTTTATCTATATTAGTCATTTTTTTTCTCCATTTTTAACTTCTTCAAAATATTCTTTTAAAGATGTTTGTTTTGTTTGTTCTAGCATATCTTGTAAATCTGCTATTAAATCAGCTTTTGACAAGCCATTTATTTTTTTAAATACTCTTGGATATTTTAAACTAATAACTTCCATAAAACCTGAGTCAAAAGTTATTTCTATTTTAAATTTTTCAATGTTTGGATTTAATTTTATTACATTAGTCATTTTTTTCTCCATCTAATAATGTTGGTTGTTTCGTATCTATTGGACTCCATTTATAATAATAGAGTTTATTTATTTTACCTGAAATAAATTTATCAGGGACTCTAGTTTGTTTAAATGGTTTCTCTAAATTACTTAGAGGAACTATCATATATTGGTCTTGATAAATAATCTTTAAATTAGCTTTGCTGTTCCTAGCTGTTTTGACAAACTTATGTAGAACAGGTGCTAACCAGCCTTGATACAAAGTAGTTATTCTTTTGCTATGTTCTTTTAATGCCATCTTTTTCTCCAATAAATTTCTTCATAATATAATTAAATATTTTTGGATAAGGTAAAGAACCCATGCCAACAGCTTTCTCTACTTTATCTTTTGATTTGTTCAGCAACTCTTTATCTACTTCCATAGTTATTCGTTGCGACTCATAATCCCTAAGTTTATTTCCCATGTTTCATCTTCTCCATTACAATTTGTTTTAGTTTTTCTTTTTCTCTAAATATTATTTTGTAGTTAGCATGATCTTCTCTGCATAGAGGAATAAGATTTGATACTTCATTCTTGAGACTAGGTTGCTTTGACTTACTCTCAATGTGGTGTAAATCAACTGCAACCTTATTCTCACAATACCAGCACATAATCGTATCATATTCAGATAGACCATAATATTTTAGAAATATGCGTTTATATTTAACCAAAATACTTTTTATGTACTTTGACAGCCTCAGCAGTAAGTGGGTCAATATCGGATATTCCAAACTGACCTGAACCCATACTCCTAGTTACAATACCTGTTATAAACATACTAGCATCTACTCTAAGACCTGAGTTGAAGTTACCATTACCATTGTGCATTGGAACATCTTCAGGTTCATAGCTTGGTTGTGTTTGCATATCGCCAAGTTTTTTTACATTACTAATATTGTAATATTGATTGCCTCGTTCTGATGTTTTCAGATCAGACATATCGCAAGTAAAACTGTCTCCTCTTTCAAGTGAAACATATTCATTTGCATACATGGTTCTTCCATCTTCAGTTTTTATATTGAAGCTAGGTCTCCCATTTTTGCTATTGTCGTAAATAGTTTTTATTATATTTTGCATTTTTTTTCTCCGTTATTTTAATATGGAATACTTTCTGTTTTCCATACAAGTTTTTATCACTTTTTCTTCATGATAACCATACTCAAATCCACCCATTTGGTTTTGAGCAGTAAATCTACATTCTTGCAAGTCTCCGTAAAAGTTCTTTGCTTGAGAACCATAAGGGTCATAAACAGGTGTGTAAGCACAGCCTGACAAGAATAGTAAAATAAAAAATATTCTAATCATTTAAGTCTCTCCATAAAATATTTCCTTTTTTTGTTGAACATACAAAACATTTGATAGTTTCTTTCTCTCCAACATTTACATAAATAATTTACTAAAATTTTATAAGCCTCAGGATATGTATCAGCCAAAGGCTCAGTAAGTTTTAGTATTTTTTTCATAACTCTCTCGCATGATGAGTTAGAAAACCCTCTTGATATGCTTCAAACTCCATAATAGCTGACTTAGTATTAGCTTTGAATAATGGTGTAATAAGCACTCCATTCTTTTTGTAGTGATTTAATACTGCTTGTAAAACTTGTTCAGCAGTTTTTTCTTTTTTACTATGTTCTTCAATAACTTCCCAAATAGTTTTAGTCATTTACTTCTCCTTGACCTGTAGTGAATTTAACTCCATTTACTTCAGTTGTAGAATAACCATTAGTTTCAAGAACTGCTCTTGTTGGAAATCCGAAACCAATATCAAAACCTAAAGGCAAAACCCAAATATGATATTGATTTGCAGTATTGACTAATCTGCTTTCAGGTGGATAAATTTCTACTGCATATCTTTTATCTCCATCAGGACATAATAAATTTTTTATTTCCTGAAAATCAGACCAATTTCTACATTGTTTTTTATCTCTTCTCTTAATAGAAAGATAATCTATTTTACCTTTAAAATTTTCTTCCCAAACATCAGTAACTTGTTTTGCTGTTTGATGCTGAACTTCATAGGTATCATTTATATATCGGTCTCCTCTCATAATATATTCAAGAGTTCCTTTTGCTTGTTTCCAAGTCAATCTATTTTGTTTTCCCAAGCTCTCACTTTGTTTTTGAATTAACTTTATTCTTTCCTTAACAGGAATATCATTAAAGTTTGAAGTATTTGCTTTTATAAATGGTTGCATTTTTTTCTCCTATTTTATTATTGTTAATAAATTCTGGCACTTCTATACATTCAACAGATTTATTAAAATCATGGTTTTTAAGAAATGCTTTATAATATTCTGAGTCAAAACATTGTCTGAATTGACTTAGAGCATCTTCTTTTGCTCTTTTTTTTATGTCGTATACTTTATCATCTACATCAACTAATAAAGATACTTTTTCTTTAAGATGTAGAGTTACCATTACTTTTGTCATTTTTTTCTCCTAATCTTCTAGTCTTTTATATCTTCTTACTAAGATACTACGGACTCTCTCCCATAATTTTCGTATGGAAACTTGTTGTATTGTTATTGGGTCTCTCAATGCAATCTTATCTAATTCCATTTTGCATTTGATAAGTTTAGTTTCTATGTTCATTTTTTGCTTTCTCTATTTGTTTAGTAGCCATTTTATAAACATATTTGTCTCCATAATTATGAATAATAAAACCTCTATTTGTTCCCCATCTATTTAATGAATATCTTGTTAATACTTTTTCTAAATCATTCATTGTATTTGAGTCGCAAATAAAACTATCAATACTATCTAACTCAATAATTATTTTATATTTCATTTTTTTTCTCCTATAAATATTGCACCAATAAAAACATTGATACATTCATAATAAAAATTATTAATGCTAATTCACTAGACATTATTTCATCCAGCCAATTTTTTTCATAATCTTGTTTTGAAATTTATCTTTATCAAAATCAGGATTAGACTCTTTAATAATACTTCCAACTTCATCCTCTAACATAACTAAAAGATGTAAAAAATATTCTGCATCCATACCATCTTTGTAATTATGTTTTTCTAAAAAAGAATTAATTTGATCTTTAGTTTTAATTACTGCTTTGTAATTATCACTAAAAGACTCAATAAGTTTATCTACATTAATATTCATAATTTTTTTCTCCTGTTGAAGATGGCTCATTATTGAGCCACCTCGTTTATGATTTCTTCAATATTACAAATTTTAACATTACCTAAATCAGTAATATCAATTCCTACAAAATATTGTTTGTTAGTTTCTTTGTCCTCATAACATGTATGTAAAATAGTTTTTTCAAACAAAGGGTCATACATTTCAACATGAGTTTGTTTTCTTGCACTTCTTACAAGTTCGTTAGCATTTGATATTTGTTTCATAATTTTTTTCTCCATAATATAAATATATAGATAAACATTTATACAACATAGTCAACACATATATTCACATTATTTAACATTTAATTAATTATTTGCATATTTTCGCTATTTGTTCTATTTGTTATTAGTGATATTTTCATAAAATATTCCTTCCTTTGGGTGGTTGTTGTTTTTTTCATTTTTTTCTCCAAATTAAATTTCTTTAAGAATGACCACCCATTTGCTATATTTAGTATGTGAAAGAGTCCGACATACAAATAGAAGTAGTAGATTGGTTCAAATCTAAGCAATCAGAATACAGGTTTAGAATATTCTCAGTTCCCAATGAGGGTCAAAGAAAAGTGTGGTATTTAAACAAATTAGTAAGAATGGGACTAAAATCTGGTGTTCCTGACCTAATACTTGAGTTTCCTAAGGGTCGTATGGTTTATCTTGAAATCAAAACTGAAAAAGGAAAGTTATCAGAAACACAGCAAAATTGGTTAAAAGTGTCAAATGTCTTTAAAACACCCCACTACATCATAAAAGGCTCTGTAGAGGCAAATT